TGTGTTTGGACGCAATGCGTGAAGGTTGCAGCCATATCCTTTTCATTGACTCCGACATGACTTTTCCGCAGGACATGATTGGCCGATTGCTGGCGCATGATGTGGACATTGTGGCGGCCAACTGCGCCAGACGCAGAATGCCCACAGGTCCAACAGCGCAGAATTACGATGAGAACGGCAAGCGCCAGCCGGTCTACACCATGCCTGAGTCCACTGGTTTGGAGGAGATCGGTTCGGTTGGCACTGGCGTGATGCTAATCAAGCGCGAAGTGTTTCAAGGAATGACTGAGCCGTGGTTTGATATGCCTTGGCAGTATGAGACTCGCGGCTACATGGGCGAGGATGTGTTCTTTTGCAAGAAGGCGCAGGAGCTGGGCTTCAAGGTGTATATTGACCATGATGTCTCGAAAGAGATCGGACACATTGGCACATTTGAATTCCGACATGAACACACTTGGGTGATGAAAGAACAGCTCGAAAAAGAGGCAGTCTAAATGGCACTGAGCACCTACACAGAATTGAAGACATCGCTGGCCGATTGGCTTAATCGGTCTGATCTGACTTCAGTTATTCCTGACTTCATCAGTCTGGCCGAGGCACAGATTGAGAGACAGCTACGCACACGACAGATGATTGTGCGTGCCACTGCATCCTTTGCGGCTGCGGCTGAGTACGGCACAGTGCCTGATGATTTCTTGGAAGCCAAGGCCATCAAGCTCAACACCAATCCAGTGACCAATCTGACATTTCAGACGATTGATGCCATGGATTCATTGTCGAACACCACTTACTTGTCCAGCGGAAAGCCACTGTATTTCAGCGTGGTGGGCAACCAATTCAGACTGTTGCCGATACCTGATGGCGCATACACAGCAGAGTTGGTCTACTACGCAAAGTTGACAAAGTTGTCATCGACTGTTGCTACAAACTGGCTGCTGACACAAGCGCCTGATGTTTATTTGTACGGCGCACTTTTACAGGCTGCGCCATACTTGCAAGACGATGCGAGAATCACTGTGTGGTCATCGTTATATGCGGCTGGTTTGGAGCAGTTGCAGATTGCTGATGATCGTGGCTCAACCTCTGGCGGCGCAATCTTGGCAAGGGCGAGGACATTCGGATGATGATTACCACCACCAAAGGCGACATGGATGAGTCCTTGTTGCACAAGTCTGAGGGTTCGATTGAGAACGACAAAGAGATCATCAGTTGGGTTGAATATCGTTTGGATGACGAACTGGTACACAGATCAGTCCATGTTGTGTTGAAACAAAGTGTCGCAGCCGATGGCGTTGCGGCAGCAATTGGATAAGGAATAAGACCGTGGCCAATACTCAATCCATGTGTACAAGTTTTAAAGGTGAGTTGCTGACCGGCATTCACAATTTCGGCACAGGTGTTGTGCGTGCATCAACTGCCGCTGACACTTTCAAGGCGGCTTTGTATTTGGACAGTGCCACCATCAATGCCTCTACAACCGCATATACGGCCACTGGAGAGGTTTCGGGTTCAGGCTATACCGCAGGTGGTGTCACCGTCACATTTGGCACTCCACCGAGCACCAGCGGCACGACAGCGTTTGTCACGCCAAGCGCCAGCATCACCTATTCAGCGGTCACTTTATCCACAGCCTTTGATTGCGTGTTGATCTATAACTCAAGTCAGTCCGACAAGGCGGTGAGCGTGCATACATTTGGCAGTCAGACCGTGACTGCTGGCACATTCACGCTGACCATGCCTGTCAATGACGCAAGCACCGGCCTGATCCGGTTGGCTTAACCGAGGAGCAGCGGCATGGCTGCTTATGGAACAGGCTATTACGGCAAGGGCGTATATGGCATAGGCAATGTCGTCATCAGCGGCAATCAGGCGAATCTCGCCATTGGCACGCTGCTGACCAATGTTTCCATTCAAGAAGATGGCACGATTGCCACCGGCAATGTAGGCACAGTCGGCATCAACAGGACTGTGGCCATCACTGGCAATTCAGCCACTGGCGCTGTCAACTCGCTATTTGTTTCACCCATCATCACAGGCAATGCAGCCACTGGTGGTGTTGGAACGGTGATCGGTGCGGTTCTCACACTTCAAGCCATTACAGGCGTTGAGGGTACAGGCGAAGTTGGCACAATCGGTTTCAGTATGTCTGTCATGGTGTCGATCAGTGGCGTTGAGGCGGCTGGATCGGTTGGCACAATGACTGGATATGGATGGGGCGTAGTGCCTGATTCCTCGGAATCTTGGACACCAGTTTCAGACACCTCAGAAAACTGGTCTGATTTAGCAGACAATTCAATCACTTGGCAAGAAGCCGCGTAAGGAGATTTAAGAATGGCTGACTCAACTACGACCAACCTATTGCTGACAAAGCCAGAAGTTGGTGCAAGTACTGACACTTGGGGCACAAAAATCAACACCGATTTGGATAGTGTTGATGCCGTTTTCGCTGCCGCAGGCACTGGCACATCAGTTGGCTTGAACATTGGCGCAGGCAAGACATTGGCGGTGGCAGGCACAGCATCTGTCTCTGGCACATTCACTGTCTCGGCAACCGATGCCATCAAGATTGCGTCAGGCACTACGGCACAGCGGCCAGGTTCACCAGCAGCCGGTCAACTCCGATACAACACCAGCCTGAACAAATTTGAAGGCTACAACGGCACTGTGTGGTCTTCAGTGGGTGGTGGTGCAACTGGTGGCGGTGCTGATACGGTGTTCTATGAGAACACGCGCACCGTGACCACCAATTACACAATCAGCACATCAAACAGCGCACACAGTGTTGGCCCTATTTCTATTAATAGCGGGGTAACGGTTACTATTCCGAGCGGTGCAAGGTGGGTGGTTTTGTGAGTTTTTATACATACATTCATTCAACTCCAAAACATCAAGTTTTTTATGTTGGTAAAGGTAAAGAAGATAGAGCATTTTCACGCTCTGATAGAGGTTATTTGTGGAAACAAAAAATTGAGCAAGAGCGTGGTTTAAATATTCAAATTCTTGCTGACTGGCCTACCGAAAAAGAGGCTTATCAGCATGAGGAATTTTTGATTGCGTGTTTTAAAGATATGGGTTTTGATTTGGTTAATCAAACGGATGGCGGCAGAGGAGTGATTAACTATAAACAATCACCAGAAAGCAGAAATAAAAAAGCAAAAAAACTGATTGGCTATAAACACAAAATTTTATCTTGTCCTAAATGCGGTCAAGAGGGTGGTCAAACATCTTTAAAGAGATGGCATTTTGAAAATTGCATAGGCAGAAGAGGAACATTTAAAGCTAGAGCGACTGTTGATGGAAAACGAGTTTATCTAGGCCTTTATCACACCAAAGATGAAGCAACAAATGTAATAATTGAACACTACAACTCAGTTGGAAAACCATTGCCTCAAGATTTATTGGCTAAAAGGAGAAGAAAAATATGTCATCAGTAATTATTTCAGGAGACACCAGCGGGGCTATCACAGTATCAGCGCCTGCGGTTTCGGGTACAAATACGCTGACTTTGCAAGCAACGACAGGAACAGTGGCATTGCAGGGCGATGTGATTGGTATTGGGCAGACTTGGCAAAATGTGATTTCAAGTCGTTCTTTGGCAACAACTTATACCAATACCACAGGAAAACCTATTTTTGTGGTTGTGAGTGCGTATAGTTCTACTGGCGCAATAACTATAACTGTTGTTGTAGATGGAGTAACTATACAAGTCACGCCGGGTTCTGCCACTAACTTTAGTTCATGGACAAGTTTTATAGTTGCACCAAGTGGTACATATTCAGTTAGTGGTAACGGCACTCCTGTTAAAAATAGCTGGGCTGAACTTAGATAAGGATAAACAATGCCACATTTCAAAGACTCAGAAAACAAACTGTATTGGCTTGACGAAGGCGATGACCCAGCGATCTGGTTACCACAATGCACACCCATTACTGATGAGGAAGCTGATGCAATTCGTGCTTCTCAAATCGTGCCATTGACCTACGCACAAAAGCGAGCATCAGAATACCCACCATTTGCAGACCAATTTGACTTGTTGTTTCATGGCGGCATGGACGCATGGAAAGCCGCAATTCAGGCAGTCAAAGACAAATATCCAAAGGCCTAATCATGTCAATACTTGCTTTAACTTCTGACACGCTGATTGGTACACCAGCCGCTGGCAACATTGAGTATTCCAGTCCGATCTTTACAGGCACACCTGTTGGCACACAACGAGGCATTGTGCCGACTCAACAGTATTACAGACTGAATTCTGCGGTGGCTGGCGCAAACGCTACTGGCGCACAAAACATATTTGGTGTTGGTGTAACACTGTCAGCAAGCACTGTGTATGAGTTTGAACTTATGGTGGCGTACAGCAAATCTGCGGGCACTACCTCACATACCTTTTCTATGGGTTTTGGTGGAACAGCATCAGTAAATAACATTGGGTACGAAGTAATTTCAAAAACCAACGGAACAAGTTTTACAAACTTAGCTACCTCTGACACTGTTCAAGCGTTTATTCAAACTGCATCTGCAACGGCTTTAACAGGCGGAAATACAAGTGCGGCACTTTTTTTACTGCACTTGATTAAAGGCACAGTATCAGTCAACGCTGGCGGAACATTCATTCCGCAATACACACTGTCAGCCGCACCGGGCGGGGCTTACTCAACTGCCATTGGTAGCTACATCCGCATTGCACCAGTTGGCGCATCCGGTTCTAACACTTCAGTAGGAGCATGGGCATGAGTACAGTAATCGATGGTTCAGCAGGTATCACAACAAACGCTGGTGGGTCTGTAAACCCATCAACCAACATTGATGGCATCAACTACTCATGTCGTGCTTGGGTGAACTTCAACGGCACAGGTACTGTGG